CCGTTGTTAATGTATATACATTCTCGCTTTACACCATTGTTTATACCGGAGGTGTAATCCGGGTGTATTTTGGGACGTACATGAACTTGAAAAGTGCATAATCGTCTCCAGCAGCCTCATGTACAAAAAAGACAGGGGTGGTTTCAGTAGCAAACTGTCCACCTCCCAACCTGACGTGTACATAGGGTCCCCAAGGAACGTCAATGTTGATACCATCATTCCAATATGCTCTAGCTGGAGAGACATTAAATGGAAGAAAGTAAGGAGTGTAATACTCAATCGCATTATTCATAGTGGGATTGTACGTGGCCAAGGATGTTCCTGAGATGTCTGTGACGACTTCCCAAGGCATAATTCCAGGGCCAGTAGCAGTTTGCACTACTTTCTGCGTGAGCGGAACGGTATCTGGACCGTTATACCAAACCATACCAACACTTGCAGGGGCATTCGCCGACGTGACGACTGTGTCCCTCTGTGAGGTCGTGATCTTGTACTTCATACCTCCCCGTTCACCAAGGAACCCTACTCTAAGGTAGTCAACAAAACTGAGACCACGATAAAGATGGCTTACAGCTCCTGAGCCAGTCCAAGGACCAAAGCCTGTGATCGGAGAGTATCTAGGCTTAAGGACTAAAGCGTAACTCATATCCTCATTTGTTCCTGCAGGAGTTGGAACAGTGTCAACAAAAGCGTCCTTCAACACGTGTTTGTCCATGATTTGTTTGATTGAAGTAAACTTCTCACCAAAAATCGCCATGTGACTTCCAGGTGATGGACCGTTGATGGCAACATTTTCTGCTACTTCGTCTACTTCAACTTCACTCTCTTGTGTGGATTGCAGTGTCAAGAAGGGATGTGCAAGCTCCTCAATCTCAGAGATGTATCTAGTAGTAGGAACGTACAACATGTAGTCACTTCCACCAGCTACTTCTATTTTGATGGTGACAGGGTTTCCCCCTTCACTCTTCAAAGGAATTGCTTCAAAGAAATTGAGTTGTCCCATCGAATCGCGCATTCCATCTTCATCAGTGGGTAATGCGGATACTGAGGCAAGAAAAGGAACCTCAAACTCAAGAATTCTGTTCTCACCCGATAAATCAATGAAGAAAGTACGCTGGGTCTGAGGCAAAGTGTCCGTGTCTGTAACAACTTGTTTGCCGTAACCGACAGACACCCCGAGAACTCCTCGATGAAAGGGAGATGCGACCACTTCCACACGATATTTCAAAGATCCAGACCAAAACACGAAAAGCTGCGAAATCCACGAAAGAGGAGTAAAACTCATTCCACTATACGGCGCAGCCTGATTCATAGGTGAAATCCGCATTGATGTGTTAACACCAGATTCAGGCCAAGACAAAAGGTCAACTAAACCATAGCGACCCACTATGTCCGAAATGATCATATCATTGCTAGAACCAAAACCAGCAACATCTGGAGAAACTGCTGTG